GTTCCATTTACCAATGGGAATAGAAGAACGTACTGCTTCAAGCTCTTCCCTTTTCCAATACTCAGGCCATAAAACATTGTTTGTGTCAGGAAATATTGCAGGAAACTCTACAACTTCCCAATTGTCTGCTCCACCCTCTGCCTGTTTCTTGAGAACTTTAGCTGTCAGATCACGAACACTCCATCGTGTCATAACAATGATAATCGAACCACCGGGCTGTAATCTCTGTCTTGGCCCAGATGTATACCAATCATAAATATTGTCTAATGCAGTCGGACTCAAAGCATCTTGTTCAGAAACTGGATCATCAATGATGAGCAAATCAGCACCACGTCCAGCCAACGCACCACCCACACCAACAGCATAATACTCACCACCTTTATTCGTAGACCAACGACCAGATGCTTTCGCATCGGATGCCAGATTTACATCAGGAAAAATATCTGCAAACTCAGGTGAGTCAATCAAGTTCTTAACCTTACGTCCAAAACCAACAGCCAACTCAGATGTGTGTGTCGCCTGTATAATCTTACTTGTCGGCTTTCTTCCCATCAACCAAGAGGGAAACAGATAACTTGCAAACTCGGATTTCGTATGTCTTGGTGGCATATTAACAATCAGACGATTGGATTTGCCATCAGCAACATTCTGCAGCTTCTCAGCATATGTCTTGTGGTGTTTACCCTCAATGAAAGCAGGCCAAACGTGTTTGACAAAATCAATAAAGTTTTTTTGATAAATATCTCTGTTTTCTAATTCTGTTAAACGAGTTACAATATCGCCTAATTTTGCCATCTCATCATCTGTGAGATATTCTGTCGGAATGTTAAAGTTATTCGTCATTATATAAGTTATCAAAAATCTTATTTACATCGAGTGTATAATCTAAATCTGATTTTGAATAGTGTGTATGCTGTGATGGTCTAAAATCTGGTGCACCCTCGCCTGTTTGAAACCAAGCGGGGTGCGTAACTCTTACTCTATTATTTGGTAAAGCTACAAGGTTACCTGTCCACTCACCCGCATCAAGTAAATACATCACATGGCTCTGCTTATGCTGTGCAGGATCATCAGCAATCTCGCTTTCAGTATAATCTACTGTAAAGAGATACTTTGCTGGGTACATCTCACCACCTATCTTTGCCAACCAAGGGCAAGGAGTGGCCCTATCCAATGTGTACACTGCATGATTATGCGAGGAGCAATCCCAGGGTTGAGCATCATGCGTTTGCATCGGATCAGGCCACTCCTCAACTGGTATATCTGCCATTAAACCTGTTATCGGCATCCTAGCCCACATAGCTCCACCATGAACATTAGGGCTTTTTGTTCCATCTGTCTCACAACCTGTAAAAATAACCTGAAAACTTAAACATCTATT